GCTCACCATAAAGCTGCCCAGAGTCGAAGCGATTTACTTCAATCTGCGACAGGACGACTCATGGCACTAAGTTCTCTGGAAATGGTATCCTCAGTACCAGAACGCACACGCCTAGGTAAACACCAGAGCATATGGCGGTACGGACGGTTCGCAGAACGCTACCGTAGATATCTTCGAAATAGGGCCAGTAAAAGGCACGCCGCATCTAATGATGCTATTCGAAGACTATATACAGTAGAGAAATTGGATTGGAATGAAAAGGTGAGAAAGAAAGACGCTAACGCGCTTCTCAACACCATTCCAATGCCTTCTGTCCGTCTAGTAACGAGGAATACCAAATCCGGTGCTGACTCGTCCGCATCTCATAATTTGGCCTTTGGCCCGCGGACTGCAGTCTACTACCAAGCTCGGCAAAGTACGCTAGAAGCGATAGCCAAGCTGAGCAGAGTGCAGATTTCCCAACCACAGAGGATTGAAAGAAAGGAACTCATTGTCCAATCTTCGAGCAAGCTCAAGAAATCAAGCGCACCGATTTATATATCAGACGAGAAATTATTCTACGAAATGAAAGGCAAAACGCCGAACGTAGAATTGGCATTAAGTGAAGTGACTACTCAAGTCCCTAAGTCGGCTACATTCTCACCGAAAAAGGTTTGGCTAAGGACTGCAGGAGCACGGATCAAGAAGACAGATCAACAGATGCCCCTAATTAACCCGCCACTAGAGCTCGTCACCTCGGCACCGTCTGAGGAAAGACCCCAGAGTAGGTGGGTTCCGTCGAAAGTACCAGGAGGGTGGGATGAAACCGGTCCCTCACTGTTCGACATAGAACCAGAGGTACGGAAGGTGAATAGAGAAATGAAATATGAAGAGGAAGAAGAGGTGAAAGAACCCCCTCGAAAAAAGACACCGTCCGAGCTTTTAACTTCTGAACTCAATCCCATGAGGGAATGGGACCGCGATAAACTTGGCTATGATTATGAACAAATCACAGTGGGTAAAGACACCCGTACCGCAGCCGAGTACGAAGCCGCCAAACAAAAAGTTCTTGCTTTAAGAGC